CCATGATCCGCGTCAGGATAAATTCAAATATCGGCTTCAGGGCGGTCATCAGTTTTTGAAATGCTTCTTTTAATTTTTCCAGAAGCGGCTTTATCTTGACGACCATATCCTGAAACGCTTTTTTGACTTTTTCGACGGCGGCGTTTACCTTTTCCCGGAATTCGTCGTTTGTTTTATACAGATATACGAACCCCGCCGCCAGTGCCGCGATCGCCGCGATCACGATCCCGACCGGGGACGCAATCGCCGACAATGCGCCAGACAGTCCGCCCATTTTTGAGATCAGACCGCCTATTTTTGTTATCATTCCGCCGATCCCTGACGTCAGTTTTCCGACGCCTGAAATTATTTTCCCGCCGATCAAAAGCGCGGGTGCGACTGCTGCCACAATCGCCGCGATCCTGACGATCATTTGTTTCTGTGAATCGTCCAGGTTCTTAAACCACGTCGTCGCGTCCTTTATTTTCTGCGTGAACTGCTGAAAATATGGCATAACCATTTGAAGGATTGTCTGCCCTAAATCGATCCCGGCGTTCTTTACCTCATTTAACGCGATTTTCGCCTGATTCGACGTCGTGTCAAGTTTTGCGAATGCTTCGTCCGTCGCTCCTGTGGAATTTCCCATTTGTTCCACGGCGTCATTTAATTTTGTTGCATTGTCCCATAGAACAGTTGCGGCTTTCCCTGCTTCGGCGGATCCGAACATATTCCCGATTGTTGTCCCCGATTCATACGCCTGTTCATCCAGAATTGACAGAACGTCCGTCAGGCTCCAGCCTTGTTCCATAGCTTCCGCCATAGTCAAGCCGCCTTCCTTGATATGTTCCGTCCCTGCTGCGAATGCTTTAGCGGCGGCGGTTCCCTGTTTTCCTAATTCGTTCAACATGGAATTCATATATGTTGTTGATTCCGCCGTCGCTATGCCGTTTGACGTCATAACGGCGTACATTCCCGCCAGATTTTCGATTGAAACGCCGTTCGCCTTTGCTGTTGGGATAACTTTACCCATTGAAGCCGCTAACTGATCGACCGTCGTTTTTCCTAAATTCTGTGTATTTATCAGGACGTCGGAAACGTGCCCGACCTGATCCGCTTCCAGTCCGTATGCGTTCATTGCTGTTGTCAGGATATCCAACGCCGCCCCGGAATCCGTGAATCCTGCCTTTGCTAATTTTGTTGCGTTTGAAACGAAATTCACGGCATCCCCGGTTTTTTGCCCTGCTGAAATCGCGTCGTAAACATTATTAGCAATTTCAGACGCGGAAATCCCCGTCTGATCTGACAACTCCATGATCTGATTCTGTAATCCCTGAAGTGGGACGCCTGTTTCCTCTGACGTGTCGGCGATTGTAGACAGTTTCGCGATTGCGTCCTCGAAGTTCATTGCTGCCGCTACTGATGCCGTTCCGATACCAGTTATTGCCGTTGAAACGGGCGTTAAAGCCTTTCCCGCCGACTGCATACCGTCCCCGACTTTGGTTATCTTTTCCCCCGCTTTTGAAAACTTGTCCCCGACGTCCTGAACTGTTTGCCCGATAGATTGAAGCGTCGGGTTTAAGTTTTTAGCTTCATCCTCTAATTTTTTCAGTTCTGTTTCCGTTTTCGTTATTTCGGTCTGCAGGGCGCGGTACTGGTTTTCGTCTATTTCTCCGCGCGTAAAAGCCGCAGCCGCCTGTTCCTGTGCCGTTTTCAGCGTCTGCAACTTTTCCTTCGTCGCTTCGATTGATTTTGAAAGAATTTCCTGTTTTTGCGCCAGTAATTCCGTATTTTTGGGATCCAGTTTCAACGCCTGATTAACGGCTTTTAACTGGTTCTGAAGCGTCTTTGATGTGCTGTTTATTCCCCGCAACGCCTTGTCAAGTTTCGTCGTTTCGCCGCCGATCTCGATTGTGATTCCCTTAATATTGCCCGCTCCCATATTATCGCCCCTGTTCTATTTCTTGCCGAATTTCTCACGCAGACGCGCTCGATCCGGCTTTGTTTGCTTGTAATAATAGGCGTTTTCTAAATATTTCCGCCCTTCCTCTGTCTGGTTCATACTGTGGATAAAGGCGTCCCGGAAATAATACAGATATTCGTCGATATCCATTTCGCCGATCTCCCGGATGTTTAATCCGGTGTATTCGACGACCATTCGTTCCCCCGCGCTATCCGGCGTATAGAATAATTTGTCGTCGCTTTTATGCCCCGGATAGAACGGGATTTCTAATTTGGGTTATTCTGGATCCCGCCGACGAATTTTTCGTAATATTCCGCGATAAACGCCGTCATTTCCTCTATGTCGTAATCATCCGCGATCTGATCCGCGTTTATTTTTACCCCGTTCAGGTTATTAGACAGACAGTCCGCCATAACTCCCGCCATAGTGTCGATTACGTCGGCGACGTCGGCATTTTCGTCCTGCTGCAGTCTGTTCAATGCCTGAACCTTTCCGAATGTGTTCTTCGTCGGCATTTTTACCTGAAGAACCGTTCCGTCTTTCAGTGTTACATTGAAATATGTCCGCTTGATTTTGTTGAAATTAAAAGATAAATTTGCCATGATCTGATCCTTTCCCTTTCTTTTCCTGAATGAAATAATCCGGCGACGGGCGTTTTTTAGTCCCGACCGCCGGATCGTCTTTTGTCCTGCTGCCTTTTACGCGTTCGCTGTTGCCGCCGCTGTGATAATGACGTCCCCGGTCACGCTCTCGATCGTGACTGTTCCGTCCGTACTGTTCCACGCCGACGCCGTGACATCCTGACCGTTCATTGTGACTGTCGGCGTCTTGATTGTGTGATCCGCTTCTGCTGTCAGCGTCGCCGTCAGTTTTTCGCCCTTATTTACCGTCGTTCCCGTGAATGTGGAAGAAACATTCGT